AAAAGATCTAAGTTTTTCATCAGGTTATTGTATTTCAACTTTGCTTAGAAATAAAGATTTTTCGAAACCAACAAAAGCATTGTGGACATCAACTGGTTATGGACCTTACACACAAACAACAAATTATAGACATGCTAAATTCCCCGATCATAGAACACTCGAGTTTGAGTGCCCCACTTCAGTGTTAGGAGGAGATAGCGGATCACTTGTTTTACATGATAATCCTCGAATAGACAGTAAGTTTGCTGGTATTATATTGTCAGTAGGTTTATATACTTACGTGGGAATGATTACCAAAGAAGAATTGGAAACAACATTAAAGAAATTCGAGACTAAACAGCAAATTGTAACACAAGCGAGAGATGCAGTTTTGTTATCAGACGAACATCCCCTAAAGAATGTCTTCAAATATAATGATGAAGTATATCATAGTCCTTATAGGAATTTGGGAATATCACAATCTTTAGGATTTAGGAAAACAAAATTGTTTGGAAAATTAGATGATGCAGAATTGTATGAAGTGGCACCAGCAATACAGCACGCGAATGATCATCGAATAACACCAAATTCGCGACATTATTTAGAGGTAGCTCTAAACAAAACAAACAATGAAGAGTCGCCTTCTATAACAGCAGAAGAAAAAACATTCATGATAAAAGCTTATGAAGATCAAATTATATCAAATACAGATTTTCTAAATACAATTCGTATTTGGTCAACAAAAGAAGCAATCATGGGTGTGAAATATAGAGGTTCAAAGAGACTCAATCCCCATTCATCTCCAGGTTTACCCTATAAATTACAAACAAACATGAAAGGTAAGTCTGAGTGGATTAGATTTGATGAAGCCAGTCAAACATGGATGATAGCAGAATATGTTTATAATCAAGTCGAAATCTATGAAAAACAACTAGAAATGGGGTATGCTCCTAATTACGAACCACTTGAATTTAGAAAGAAGGAGCTTGTAGGATTAAAGAAAATCACTAATCCTAAAACGCGTACCGTAGCCGCGTGTAATTTTATCACACAGATTATCAGCAATAAAATATTCAACCACCTAGAAATGCTGATTAAAAATATGTGGGACTACGGAAAATCAACTCCATTCGCTTTAGGAGTTGACCCAGAACGTCATTGGCACCAAATAGCAGTCCATTTAGGAGAGAAGAATTGGGACTATGTCAATGATTACGATATAGATTCTTGGGAATCTAAAATCGTATTGGAATTAATCACCATGGAAACTCAAGCAAAATTAAATATAATTAAGAGAGCGTATAGATCCAGAGGAGAGGAAATGCCAAAGAAATGGGAAACAATAGCTCATGGGATAGCTATAGGTTCAACAGATACTTATGTAGTATTTGAAGATGTGATGTATAGAAAGAGATCAGGTTTATTATCTGGTTTTCCAACTACATTTATGTCAAATACTGGAATGCAACTGATGTTAACATCTTTAGTATCAAGGCGTATTTTATTAAAATATGCGCCTCAGTATGCAAATGTTGAATTTATAAGGAAGAACGTGAGATTTGTTATGGCAGGGGATGATGTTATCATAGCTATATCACCCTTGGCACGGCAGTATATAACCTTCGAACGAATACAGGAGGAGTATAAGAAACTTAGTTTTAAGTTGACAGCAGCCGATAAAAGCGAAAACATGCAGGCAAAGACCATAAGTCAAGTGCAGTTTCTAAAGTGTTACTTTAGAGATGTGAATGGCACTTTCGTTATGGACCCAAAGATGAACATTATTCATCAATTATTAACGTGGGTTCGTGATGAAGGTGATGGCAATCTATACGATCAGATTGAAATTAATATTCACACGGCATTTAGATACCTTTGGTGGAAAGGAAAAGAGACTTACGACCGAGTTAGAGATAATTTCAACACTTTATTATTAGGTAGTAAGTATCAGTGGTCCTACTCGTATTCAGAAATGGCGGTCGCTATAAGACAAGCATTGATAGCCAAGGAAGAGCGAGCAGAAGTGCCGAATGCTATGACGAATGATTTTGAGTATTTCTCAACTGATTTTTGTTATGATTAAAAAGGAGTTTTTATTGTCGTTAATATAGTTTTCTCTTAAGATAATTTTAATTATAATTTTTTGTTGAGTTTTCAAAACATTCGAATATTTCAAAAACTAGAAATATGTAACATTTTGTTACATTTAGTAAGTAATTTAGTATAATATTTGTCAGTATTCTCTTTATATTTGAACATTTATTGGGCGGATTGGGTTAGAATCCCTTTCAGTAAGATTAGCTAATACGTGGGTATAGAGATGAAACTGTCTACGATACCTTTTGGGTTCGTATCACCAAATTCATATTTTACATTTAAATTACTTTGATAGCCTTATCAACTATCATAATATAATTTAAAATTTCAATTTTACATCTAAATACATACCTTCACTTTGAT